CGGTATGTGGGTGATCATAAACACGAACCACGATGTCACAACGGTAGTCACCGTCGCCCATTGCAAGTCCCTGTTCTCCAGAAATGCCGCCGCCCAACCATGCATGGATGAACTTTTGCCACTTCCACAATTGGTCTTGCCCAGCAAATGCTCCACGTGCAAAAGACACAGGAGCAAAGTCTGACTGAGCAACCATCTTGTGTGGGTGGGTGTTCATTCCGCCTTCACGGTAGGAGATGACTTCGTTGGTTACTGAGATACCACTTACCTGAGCAAAGCCGAGTTCGCCAATTTGGCTAAGGTTATTAGCCAAGTTGCCATCAGCCGACTTTGGCGAGATGCTCACTCGGAACTTAAAGTTACGGAGTGGATCAGTGCGTAGTGTAGTTGCCATTTTTTAAATGCTCCTTGATTAGAGAGTTCCAGCGGAGTTTCCGCCAGCCCACTGAGTGAGGTTGATTACAACGAATTCGGCTGGGTACTGCAAGGCGATACCAACCTCAATATTTACGTAGCCATCTTCAATAGACGATTGTGTGTTATTTGTAGAATCACAAAGGATGTAGAACGCACTGTCTGGGTTTGAACCCTTCAAGTTGCCCTTTGCCCAGAAGTCAGTCAAAGTGCTTGACAAAGCAATCTTGATGCGACTCCATAGACGCTCATCGTTTGGCTCAAACACAGCAAATTGTGTCTGATCCGCAAGAGCAACACGCAAGTACGAAAGGGTACGGCGGATTGGAATGTACTTGTCGGGACGACCCTTTGCCAAGGTGCGAGCACCATTGATAATGGTTCCGCCTCCTGCAATTGTACGGATGCAGTTAACATGGTTAACGTTGTACAAGGTCCCTTGGTCAGCATCTGTGAGAGTTGTTACAAGACCAAATACGTTCTGTAGATCCAAGAAGTAACCAGCAGGTGCTTTAGCAACACCACGAAGGCTTTCTGAACGTACATACGCACCAGCGACTGCTCCACCTGTGTAGGTGTCACGAATAGCCGTTGGACCGCTCTTTGCTGGGTCATACATTTTTAATGCTGGGAAGTACACAGCACCGTAGCCACCGTTGGTGGTGCTATAACTACCAATGGCAGTCTGCATGTCAGCCTTAGTTAACGCATTCAAAGGGCAGTCAATGATAACAAAAGCGTCTGCACGTGCTGCAGCGTAAGCAAGGGCTTGGTTGACACGGGTGCTGGAGGTTTGTCCAACGAGGTTAATTAACAAAGGACCATTTACAATGTCCAAGTTGGTTACGCCAGTTGCCCACTCAGTGTCATCGCTTACAGCATTAGGGGTAACTGCATCCGAGCCACCAGTTAATGCGAAAGAAGTTGCATAGTCGTTAAGACCAATTCCTGAAACGGTAAGTGTAGCGTTGCTTGCAATTGTTGCAGGTGTTCCTTGCAGTTTTACATACGAAGAATAAAGTTCAAGAACAGTCTTGTAGTAGCGACTTGATGAAGCATCAAACGATAGTTCTTGCCAGCGTTCTACTTCTACTGTTGAACCAGAACGTGTCTGACTTACAGTAAGTGCAAACAAAGTGTTTGCTTGGATTTTTGGTGCTGTTGACAAGTCTGCCAAAGTGTTTGGGTCAAATGAAATGCTTACTGAGAGGTTGTCTCCCCATGCACCCTTTGAAGCGGCTTCCAAAACAAACATTGTTGAAGCGGCTGATGCGCCAGTCACTGTTCCTTGGAAGGTATATGAAGACGCTACTGCTGTGGTGTCAAGCACTCGTGACACATAAGCGTCACGCCCACCGTTAGCAAAGTAGTGGTAGATGGCATAACCAAGGTCATAAGTATTTGAGATTTCTCCATACTTAGCCTTGTAGTCGTTCCAAGAGGTGATCAATGTTGCTGATGCTGGACCACGTTCTGCGTAGCCAACAAAGGCAGCGGCAGTAGTAGCGGCACGAGGGGTTACATTGCTGGTAAATGGAGTCTCACGTACGTAGACTCCAGGGCGGTCGTATGCCATTGTTTACTCCTAAATCAGGGGTGACAGGGTTTCAATAATTAATTTGTCTGTTCAAGTGTAGTTGATACAGACGATACTTTCTTGAGACCAGTTAGTGAAGACGTTGGGATTTCCGACGTCATTTGTAGTGTGTATACCTTACGGAAAATACGCTTGCGGTAGCCCGCCTCAGGGTCTAGGAGGTCTGCTGTAGACCAATCTAAGAGGTCCAAACGACGAGACGTTCCATCCGCCTCAATCATTATGGAACTGTACCTGTAAGGAACTATGCTCGCAAGCATTTGTGAAGCCAGTTGTCGGTCATGTATAGCACTTCTTGTAAACGTAGAAACTTGGTATAAAAGGTCTACAGGGGTAAATTCTGTAGTCCTGAAGGAGTCAAACCCTGCAACATTAGGGGAACTAGCCGAAGAGGTGCTAGGCCAGTAGTCAAGGTTATTTGGGTGACCTGCACGGTGGGTGTCCAGATAGGTGTCAGAATGCTGGCGGTTTTTGGCATGGACAATGTCAATAAGTTCAATCGTAATAAAAGGGTATTTACGCTCAGTTTCACCTTCTGGATAACGAAAGAAAACTTGTACGGGGCGCTGTGCGTCACGATCATCAGAGACAGTCAAGTCAGAGAAACGCTTTTTAATAGCCTCGTCTTCAGCGAACAGAAACCCTTGTTTCATTTAGGGGCTTTTACACAGACGGCAAAACTAGAACTCAAAGGCAACACAGATGACAAGCCGATCATGGCACATCCTTAAGTTCTAGGCGTTGGACCCCTTAGCGCTCGCTAAGATTGATCTAAGTTTATCAAATAATAGGCAACGCTGTAGGCCATGGAAGGTTCTGAGTGTTCATAGGTTCGGGACCTACATCAAATGGCATTTCTTGATTTATGTATACTTCAATACCTTCAACAACTACCATGACGTCATCACGAAGGCGACCACGGACACGGTATGTGGCAATCGCAAAGTAGCGACCGTCATACAAGAACATGTCGTTTAGGTGCTTCTGATACTCAAACGGGTCAGTAACTCCAGCCGTTCTAAAGTCTTCAATAGACGCCACAAAGTTGGTAAGTTCTACAGGCTGACGACCTTCAGGGATGGCTCGTTTTTGGTCTTCAGTTTCCGTAACCATCAGGGTAGGGATGATTACACCAGCCTTGTACTTACGCCCACCTGTTCCCACAATGCCTTCGTCATAGACGTCATCGTAGATAGAACCTGCGCTGGCTGGGGTGGTCTGTGGAAGGTACTCAAACCAAACTATTGATTCGCCGTAGTTCCTCGTGTATTCACGGTAGTGACGGCGTATCTGGGATAACTCACGTCTGATATCCATTAGAAGAACGAATTGTTGACGTAGCCCTCTTGAGGTGCCATATCAACATATACGTCCTCACGCAAGTTGTCAATTGGGGCTTCTTCCAATTGAATGACTTCTTTGTCAGAGTTCGGGAAAATGCGTTCGGTTGGACCATAGTCACCAAGTTCCCGAGCCTTGAACATTGGTACGTAACGGTTGGTTGTGCGTGATACACGACGCAGATTGAATATTTCAATTCTGTCAACACCAATATTGAGGGAACGAGCCTGTGTTTCGTACTGGTTGCTCCAATAAGCAAGGAGGCTCTGTACCATGCGGAAACGCTGGCTGGCTGGGATATGGATAGATTCTGATGTCATGACATCAATATCACGGCTGAACTCAGACATTAAAGCGCCGAGGGCTTCTACGATTGCACCGATACCAATAGTCTCAATAATTAATTTAGCCATGTTTTCTAGAGGTATATCAAGACTAAATGTGTGCTGGTTGATTGCTTGCTTGGCGTAGAACTCAAGGTCTTGTGGGGAAACCCACTCGTAGTGGTATCCCTCAATCATGATCTTGGCGCCAGATGCAGGAGTGGTAGCCAAGCGCAAGATCCCATTGCGGGTATCCAAGGAGTACTGAGCGGTAGTTAGTTCACTAACTGAAGCGCCAACATTACTGGCAATCCACAAAGTATCAGGGTCAATATTAGGATGACCTAATTCGTAAGTCCTGCCTACGGAGTCAAAAGAAACCTGAAAGAACTTAGGGAAGTCTCGTAGGTATGTCCGTGCTACTTCTGTGACTTCATCAAGGATGCTCTGGGCGTAGATTGACATGCTTACAGTTTACTTCAAATTACTGATCTCCTGAGCCAGCCCCAGGAACAGTGTCACGTGATGGCTGGTTTATCTCGGGTTGTGTCTCCCTATGGCGGTGGGACATAGTTCCACGAAGACGGGTTATGTCTTCTACGGTGCCTGTTGGTTTAGGGATTGGTCGCTCTAAGGTCACTTAAACCCACCTTCTGCTTTAGCCCGTTGATAACTAGCCCAATGACCATTAATAAAATTATTAAACATAAAAGCCGCATTCATGTAGGCATTAAGAGATGGGGACATATGGGACATACCGTCTTCAAATGCCTCGCACATCTCACCCACGGATAAACGTAAGTTTTCAATTATGTGTGCTTTAAAAGCAGGTATAAAACTTGCGTCTGCTTCAGCAACTTCAATTAATAGATGAGGTTCTTGTACTGTGCCATAGGTATCCCTGTACTTAATGAGTGGGCCGTTAGCAGTTTTTATTAGTTCATATGTCATATTGTTACCATTTTCCTATCGGGCATTTTGACCCTCTTAGTTGTGCTTTTACTTTCATGAAACAACCACACTCTTTACAAGTCATGGTTGGTGTAAATAGACGAGGGCATTCACGACAAATGTCCAAACGTTGCTCTGGAGTAAGTTCTTGTGGACTCATACTGGAGAGTATATAAACCTTTCCATACCTGTTGATGCCGTTCCTGAAGTTATTGGGGCTAATACAAACCCATGACGTTTAGCCGTTGTCGGACTAGACGGGGTGTTAGTTAAAGTTTGAACAGTGGTCCCGCCGTTCATTTGAGCGGTTGCTGTAATAACCCCAGCCTTAGAAACACTTGCTTGTACGTAGCCAATTGTGGACGTACTAGTTGTGGTTGTTTCAATAGTCTTTGTGTCAACCTCGGTAACAACACCAGCAACTGACTTTATTAATCTAATTTTATAAGTGTATTGAAGTGTTGCCGCATAAGTTGCACCTGTAATGGTGGTATAAATCGGGTAAGGGGTACACGTAGAACTGGCTGATCCTAGGTATACAAGTTCAGTTGGGTAACAAAGCCAATAGGAGTATTGGGATGTTTCGTAGTAATAGGCACAAGGGTATGCAGAACTTCCTGGACAATTGTAGTTTTCTTGTATGGTTCCAGGAGGACAACCATAGGCATAACAACCAGTGCCAGACAGGGTAGTTCCAGCAGGACACGAATAAACACAAGAAAGACCATAATCCGTTTGTGTTGTATCTGGTAGTTTACAGTTAGTTCCTGTGAGTGTTCCTCCAGATGGACATGTGTATCCAAAAGTTTTGTCAGTTACAACTGCCCACCAGTTATCGGCATCTTTAACCCAAAAAGCAACTCCCCAACCATGGGTATCGGTTGTTCCGTAATCAACACGTACACTTACCGCAGGTGTATTAGAGTTAAAAGAAGCAAGAGGGTATGAAGAAGCCGCAGTCGCTGTAGATGACTTTCCTCCTACAACAGACCACGAGCCACGTGTACTGGTCCAGCGCTGTGCTAAAGAACCTGTTCCTGCAAACTCGTCTGTAAATGCACGGGTGGCTGAAACTGCGGAATCTACAATTCCTGGAATCATAGGTTAGTCCGTAAGGTTTCCGATAGCCACCCAACTATTAGAACCACGCTTAATCAAAGTACAAGCCGCCCATTGACTAAGGAGTTTGCGCTTGCCAGTATCTGTGTTTAAGGTAACGCCTGCTGCTGGTGCCAGCGTTACTTGTCCTGAACCAGTCTGGATGATATCTATACGATCGCCCGTAGTAAAAGCAACTGAATCGGTAGGAATGGTGAGGTTGCATGCCGACCCACTTGACACCTCAACTAATTTACCCAAGTCACTTA